AAAACTTCAAACATTGACTCAAGATTATTCTACGTTAGAAGAAAAATATAATGAACTATTAATTTCCAATCAATCAGAGGAATGATAAAATGGCAAAACCAGCAAGTAGACAACAACTAATTGATTATTGTTTAAGAAGGCTGGGTGCCCCTGTATTGGAGATTAACGTTGATGATGACCAAATAGACGATTTAGTAGATGACGCCCTACAGTACTTCCAGGAGCGTCATTTTGATGGTGTTGAGAGAATGTATCTAAAGTACAAATTATCTCAAGCAGATTTGGATAGAGGTAAAGCAAAAGGTACAAACGGTGTTGGAATTGTAACTACAACATCAACATCCACAAACATCAGTGGATATGGAACGGTTACTTCAAATTTTTATGAGACCTCTAATTTTATTCAAGTTCCAGACTCTGTGATTGGAATTGAAAAGGTTTTTAAATTTGATACCAGTTCAATTTCTGGTGGAATGTTTAGTATCAAGTATCAGTTGTTTTTAAATGATCTTTATTATTTCAATTCTGTTGAACTGTTACAGTATGCTATGACAAAAACTTATCTGGAAGATATTGACTTTTTATTAACCACAGATAAACAAGTTAGATATAACAAAAGACAAGACAGATTGTATTTGGATATTGATTGGGGAGCACAAACTGTAGATACTTTCTTGGTTCTAGACTGCTACAGAATTTTAGATCCAAATACCTACACAAATGTATATAATGACAGTTTTCTAAAAAAATATTTAACGTCCCTCATTAAGAGACAATGGGGTCAAAACCTTATTAAGTTTAGGGGAGTAAAACTTCCTGGAGGAATTGAACTTAATGGTAGAGAAATTTATGAAGATGCAGAAAGAGAACTAGAAAGTATTAAACAAGTAATGGCTCTTGAATATGAGCTTCCACCTTACGATTTTATTGGATAATGGCACTTAATCCCTTTTTCCTTCAAGGATCTCCCAGTGAGCAGAGACTTGTACAAGATCTTATCAACGAACAACTAACGATTTATGGAGTAGAAGTAACTTATATTCCAAGAAAATTTGTACGAAAGCAGACCATTATTGAAGAAATACAATCATCCAGATTTGATGATAACTTTTTAATTGAAGCATATGTTAATACTTATGAAGGATATTCTGGTGCTGGTGATATCCTCACAAAATTTGGAATGAGTTTGAGAGATGAATTAACAATTACAATATCAAAAGAAAGATTTGAAGACTTTATTGCTGCATTTTTGGCAGCAATGCCCGATGATGAAATTGAATTAGCAACCAGACCTCGTGAAGGAGATTTGGTCTATTTTCCTTTAGGTCAAAGATTATTTGAAGTTAAGTTTGTAGAACACGAACAACCTTTTTATCAATTAGGTAAAAGTTATGTCTATGAATTAAAGTGTGAATTGTTTGAATATGAGGATGAAGTTCTTGATACTTCTATTGATGAAATCGATACCACAATTCAGGATACTGGATTTATTACAACACTCAACCTAATTGGGTTAGGTAGAACAGCGACTGCTACTGCCAATTTGGGTGATAAATTCATTAGTGAAATATTCATAAACAATGATGGAAGCGGATATACTGGAACTCCAATTGTTTCAATTTCTACCGCACCAACTGGCGGAATTAATGCTACTGCTGTTGCTATTACCACAAATAAAGCAGGAATTTATTCCATAGATCGTATACTGTTAACCAACGCAGGATCTGGATATCCATCACCACCAACAATTACAATTAGTGGTGGAAATGGGGTTGGAGCAGCAGCAACTTGCTCTATCCAAACTACAGATTATGGAATTATATCAATTAATGTATCAGATACTGGTGTTGGATATTCTACAGCACCAAATGTAACTATTTCAGCTCCAGCAGGAATAGGATCTGCAGCATCTGCGATTGCTATTGTTAATGGTGATACTCAAGTCTCTTCAGTTAGAATGGTACGTGCTGGAATTGGTTATACACTTGGCGACTCTCCAGTTGTTACTATTTCTTCACCACCACTAATTACTGGTCTAGGGACCTATGGATATAATGAGGTTGTAAGAGGATTAACTTCTGGAACTGAAGGAAGAGTAAAATCTTGGGATTCGGATACCAAAGTTCTTAAAGTATCACTTGTTGGAATTGGAACCACAGTTAGTGGATTTATTCCAGGTGAGATTGTTGTTGGTACTTCATCGACAATATCAGCAGCATCAACATCTAACGGATATGCCATCTACACTGTCAAATCTTATGATCATAGAGACATATATGATAAATATGAACAAAACGATGAAATTGAAGAAGAAGCAGATACTTTCCTAGATTTCTCACAATCTAATCCCTTTGGCAATTACTAATGTTAGGAACTTATTTTTATCACGAAATTTTAAGAAGAACTGTTGTTTCGTTTGGAACAATTTTCAATGATATTCATATTCGTCATAGAAATTCTAATGATGGTGAAATTAGTGATATGAGAGTTCCTCTTGCTTATGGTCCTATCCAGAAATTTTTAGCAAGAATTGAACAACAACCAAATTTAAACAAAGCGACTCAAATATCATTGCCAAGAATGTCATTTGAGATGAATTCTATTCAATATGATCCAACAAGAAAAGCAGGTGTAACTCAAACGTTTAAGGCATCTGATGGTACAAACTTAAAAAAAGTTTTTATGCCGGTTCCTTACAACATTGGATTTGAACTGAATATTCTCTGTAAATTAAATGATGATGCCCTCCAGATTGTTGAGCAAATTTTACCGTTTTTTCAACCAGCATTTAACTTAACAGTTGATCTTATAGATTCAATTGGAGAAAAAAGAGATATTAGCGTTGTTCTAGACAATATATCATTTCAAGACGATTATGAGGGCGATTTTTCTACAAGGAGGGCACTAATTTATACTTTACAATTTACTGCCAAAACTTATATGTTTGGTCCTATTGCCGATACCACTGATGGTCTTATCCGTAAGGTTCAGGTTGACTATTATGCAGATACAAATAGAGAGACTGCCAAGAGAGAGTTGAGATATACCGCAACACCAAAAGCACTCAAAGATTATAATGATGATAACACTGCCATATTAAGAGAACCTCTAACAAAAACAGAAACAAGAGTTTCGGTCAGTACTTCTTCTGGATTAGTAGTTGATAATAGAATCATTATCAATAACGAAATTATGAAGGTAACTGGAATTGTGGACGGGACAACTATTACTGTTAAGAGAGGATATGATGGAAGCACTGTTACAACTCATCTAGAAAATACATCTATTGATGTCTTAACTCCAGCAGATGATAACCTGGTTGACATTGATGATGATTTTGGATTTAATGAAAATAGGTATTCATTCATAGATTCCAGAGATTATAGTCCATCAAGGAATATAGATATTTAATAGTCTGGTGAAATCATGACAAATAAGTTTGAAAAGATTGATCAAGCACTCAATGTTGAGAGTAACATTGTTGCGATTGAACCTGATACGGATATATCTTTAAATGTTAAGGAATCTAATAATGACATTAAAAAAGACTATGAGTATACTCGTGCCAATTTGTATTCTTTGATTGAAAAAGGACAAGAGGCAATCAATGGAATTATGGAACTCGCTGGAGAGGGGGGTAGTCCAAGAGCATATGAAGTTGCTGGTCAATTAATTAAGTCTGTTGGAGATGTCACAGACAAACTTATAGACTTACAGAAAAAATTAAAAGAGGTAGAAGAAGACACTGTAAAGACAACAAATAATGTTACCAATAATGCTCTATTTGTTGGATCAACTGCCGAATTATCAAAATTACTGAAACAAGGTTTTCTAAATAATAAAGAGTAGTAGAGTTTTTTGATGAGCTGGTCTAAAGAATACAAGAGATCAATAGATTGTGATAGTCCACAAGGATTTTCACAAAAGGCTCATTGTTCTGCTCGTAAAAAAAGAGCAGCAGGACAAGAGACCGAATCAAAGTCTCCATTTTCTGAGGCAAAGGATCAAATAACTTTTACAAAGTTTACACATAAAACAAAACATTTATCAAAGTCTCAACATCAACTTGATCCGAATCTTGATCTTAAACAGTTGGTTCATCATTCCACAAAACAATATGTTGATAGAGATGCTGATGGTGATGTAGATGTTTACGATAACCCGAAGAAAAAAATTCCAGATGAGAATGTTCAGAGTGCCCCAGAAGGGGCACGTGTTGCTTCAAAAAAATTAATTGCCAAACAAAAGGGTGAATTAAAGCACACCAGAGTTGGAATGGCATATGAAGAAACTAAATCTGGAGATGAAGGACTTCGTGATTGGTTTGGAAAATCTAAATCATCTGATGGAAAATCGGGATGGGTTCAATTAGGTGGTAAATGGGCAGGTAAACCTTGTGCTCGTCAACCAGGACAAACCTCTACACCAAAATGCGGAAGTTCTAAAATGGCAGCAAATTTATCTGATGAAGAAGAGGAAAAGGCGAGAAGAAGAAAAAATAGACAAGACCCAAATCAACCAGAAAAAACTAGTGGTGCCAAACCAACAAATGTAAGAACAGAAGAAATGGATTTACAAGAAGTCAAAGACAAACCAGGTAAAGGTAGTGGAAAAAAAGATGCCTGTTACAATAAAGTAAAATCAAGATATAGTGTTTGGCCAAGTGCTTATGCTTCTGGAGCACTTGTAAAATGCCGCAAAGTTGGTGCTGCTAATTGGGGAACAAAATCTGAAGCAGTTGAGATGGTTAGATATTGCCCTGCTTGTAAGAAAAATGAGATGCAGCAAGAATGTAAGATGGGTCCAGCATATTGGTCAATGTATTCGCAACCAGTAATGCTTTCAACAAATCAAATGAAATATAATATTGCTACTGTCCACCCAGCAAATGAAGAGAAGGATCACGAATATTCAATGGCTCGTTCTGAACTTTCTACAATCATTGCTGCGGCAAAGAGATTAAAGAAGAAAATGAAAGGTGAAGGTAATATTGAAGCGTGGGTTCAGTCCAAAATCACAAAAGCAGCAGATTACATTGATACCGCAGCAGATTATCTAGAAAGTGGTGAGCACGATGTTGAAGAAGCGTGTTGGGTTGGTTACAAACAAGTTGGAATGAAAAAGAAAGGTAAAAGATTAGTTCCAAATTGTGTAAAGGAGCAACATTCAAATTGGAGAGAAGAACTTACTGAAGATTGGCAATCAGTGAATCGTAAAGATAAGACTGATGGTTTAAGTCAAAAAGCAGTAGATGCTTATCGTCGTGAAAATCCAGGTTCAAAACTTCAAACGGCAGTAACCGAAAAGAATCCAAAAGGAAAAAGAGCAGATCGTCGTGCTAACTTTTGTCGTCGTATGAAAGGTATGAAGTCTAAACTTACTTCAGCAAGAAAAGCAAGAGACCCAGATTCAAGAATTAACAAAGCCCTTCGTCGTTGGAACTGTAATTAAAATGAAATCATTTCAACAGTTTATTTCAGAGAGCATCAACATTGCCGGAGATTTCAATGGAAATCTTTATATGAATGCATCTCAACCAGAGACGGCAAATGAATCTTTTCTTGCTGACGTAGTTTGGCAAGGAAGACTTTATCGTATGGAAGTTGAAGGTAAAATGATAGATAAAAATGAACTTGCTGAACAACTTCAGGGCGAATATCCTGGTGCAATCGTTCACAACATTTACCCATCACAATCACAAAGTTCTTTAAGAATTAAAAATACACAAAGATATCAACCAGAAAGACTAACTTGGACTGATTAATTATGGCACAATGGAATAAGAAAACACAGGACTTCCTAGATCAAGAAAGAAGTCTCTTTGAGGTTTATAATATCGCAGACCACTGGGGTAACCAGACAGACTGGAGACCTCAGTTTACCAACAACAACAGATTTAAAATATCTCCATATCAAACAGTATTCTTTAACACCTTCCAGTATGGAAAGGAAACTGATGTATGGGACGAAAGAGTAGTTGGAGTTGGAACTGCAACTCATAATGTATCATCTAGTAATATAGTGATGCAAGTTGGATCTACTGCTGGAAGTAAAGTAATTCGTCAAACTAAACAGGTAATGAGATACATTCCTGGTAGGGGTGCAACTCTTGCATTTGCAATTCGTCTTGATACTCCACAGGTAGGTATTCGCAGAAGATTTGGATTGTTTGATGATAATAATGGTGCATACTTTGAGGATGATGGAGGAACATACTCGTATGTACTTCGTAGTAGCACATCAGGTATTGTTACTGAAACCAGAGTATTCAGAGATGATTGGAATGGTGAGAAGTTTGATGGTAATGGATATACAGGAGTTGTTGCAGATCCAACAAAACAACAAATGATTTCCATCAATTATGAGTGGTATGGTGCAGGTATCGTTCAGTTCAATTGGTTGATGAAGAATGAAACTATCCATAGTCATACTTTTGATAACTCAAATACTAATGATAAAGTTTGGTGTTCTACTCCATTCTTACCAATTAGAGTTGAAATAGAAAATGTAACAGGTGTTGCGGGAACTCATTATCTTTATCAGGGTTCTAATTCTCTGATTCAAGAAGGAGAACCAGAAAAACTTGGAACTCTTGTGAGTATTGCAAATACCATTACCGGAACAACAATGTCAGATGCGGATACATTCTATCCAATTGTAAGTATTCGTTTGAAATCTACTCAATTATCTGCGGTGATGCTTTTGAGATCATTGCAAACAGCAACAAATGATAATACAAATGTTTATTGGAAATTGATTGAGAATGCAACAAATACAGGTGGAACTTGGGCAAATCATCCAGATCCAAACTCCTTTATGCAATATAATATTACTCAATCTGCGACGACTGGTGGAACTACTTTATTAAATGGATTTGTTGTTGGTGGCGGTGCTGCACTAATTAATATTGATGATAAAGCAGCAGTTCAGTTGGGTAGAAGTGGTATTGGAACAATTAGTGATACTTATACTCTTGCCTGCGCAAGTCCCAATGCTAACAAAAAAGCACTTGCGGTATTGAATTGGATTGAACAAAGGTAATTTATTATGAGTGAAGTTTATCTTGGTAATCCTAATCTAAAAAAAGCAAATACACAAATTGAATTTACAGAAGAACAAATTATTGAGTTCTTAAAGTGTAAAGAAGATCCCGTTTATTTCGCAAAAAATTATATTAAAATTGTTTCTCTGGATCACGGTCTGGTTCCTTTTGAGATGTATCCATTTCAAGAGAAACTTGTAAGAAACTTCCACGAGAACAGATTTAATATTTGTAAGATGCCCCGTCAGACAGGTAAATCTACAACTTGTGTTTCATATTTGTTACATTATGCCGTATTCAACGACAATGTTAATATAGCTATTCTAGCAAACAAAGCATCCACAGCAAGAGACCTTCTCGGAAGACTACAACTTGCTTATGAGAATCTACCTAAATGGATGCAGCAAGGTATTATATCGTGGAACAAAGGATCACTAGAACTGGAAAATGGCTCCAAAATTTCATCTAACTCTACTTCGTCATCTGCTGTCCGAGGCGGATCCTATAATGTCATCTTTCTTGACGAGTTCGCTTTCATCCCGAATCACATTGCTGATGACTTCTTTGCCTCTGTTTATCCTACTATTTCTTCTGGACAAAGCACGAAGGTAAT